AAACTCGGTGTCGCAGAAATGCGTAAGCGGTATGACAAAATCGCCACTACGTATAATGAAATGCTAGAATGCGACATCATGCATTGCGCTAAGTGCGACAACTGGTTTCGCAATACTGGAATGCATAAGGGGTTTTATCAGGATTCCAGATTTAAGTCTGGGTTCTTCCCCATTTGCAAAGAGTGCGTTCAGATGATGGTTGAACAGCGCAAAAGGGAGAGTGATCTTCCAAATGAAACAAAAGAAAGTGTCAAGTTTATATTACAGTTAATGGATAAGCCTTACTACGATGATCTTTATACGAAGTGTGTAGAAGGCGTAAAGAACGGAATGAACGATCCAACAAATAAAAAGATGTATGTGTCGCCGTTCAAAACCTATATTACACAAGTACAGAGTCTGCCTAATTATAAGGGACGTAAGTGGAAGGATAGTAAATTTGGTAATTCAGAAGAGCGCCCTGTCGAAGAACATTACGATGAGAGCGATGAGATATTCGTAAATGCAAAGAAACATTTTGGCAACGAATATACTTTACCAGATTTATATTATCTTGAAACTGAATATGCTGACTGGTGTGATAGATATGAATGTAATAGCAAGGCGCAAGAAGAGTTGTTTAAGAACATTGCCTTTACTCAACTTGAATTGCACAAGGCGCGTTTGAATCATGAGAGCACTGATAAACTCACCGCTACCTTGCAGAAACTTATGGAGACTGGTGATATTACGCCCAAACAAAACAAGAACGATGTTACGGGTGGAGTAGAATCTTTCGGACAACTTATACAGAAGTTGGAGGAAACACGTCCAGTAGCCGAAATAGATCCTGAACTTAGAGACGTAGATAAAATTGGATTATATATTAGCGTATACTTCTTGGGGCATTTGTGTAAGATGCTTGGCATTAAAAATAAGTACTCTAAGATGTATGACGATTATATGCGACAATATGCTGCTACCCGTCCTGAGTTTAGTGCAGATGAGGATTCGGAAGACATATTCAATAAAATCTACGGCGGCTCATTAGATGAGTGATAAAAAAAGTTTTTCTCAGATACAGCAAGAAAAATACGAAAACCTAATGGAGGGTGTCAGCATATGGGCGGCGTTTTATCGTGCGAATCCTCAACGTCTCGCTGCTGAATTTTTGAATATACAGTTGGGTATATTTCAAAAGATCTTGCTATATGTGATGAATTTATGTACAGTCTTCAACTGGATTGCAAGCCGCGGACTGGGCAAAACCTACTTAATCGCACTGTATTGTGTGATTAGATGTATACTCTATCCCGCTACTAAAGTATGTGTGGCGTCTGGAGTTAAGTCTCAGGCTGCTGAAATAATTGGCAAAATAGAAACAGACTTTATGAAACTTCACGATTGGGGTAGTAGAAATCTTGCAAATGAAATTGAAGAGATAAGCACATCAATAAATAATCCACATGTTAATTTTAAAAACGGATCATGGATTAAAGTTGTTACCGCGAGCGACAATGCTCGTAGTAATCGTGCAACTATAGTGATTATAGACGAGTCAAGAATGGTTAAGAAAAAGATTGTAGACACTGTTCTTAGAAAGTTCTTGACCTCGCTTAGAAAACCACCCTATATGGATCTTCCTCAATACAAAAGAAATCCTAAGTATCAGGAAAGAAATATAGAAATGTACATGACTTCTGCGTACTACAAGAGTTCGTGGATATTTGAAAAGTGTAAGTCCGATGCAGCTCTTATGCTTGACGAAACAAAGAAATATTTCTGTTGTGGTCTTCCGTATGAGGTTGGTATTGAAGAGGGTATTTTCTCGCAAGAAGCCGTTGAGGACGAAATGGCAGAAGCGGATTTTGACCCCATATCTTTTAGAATGGAACGTGAGGCTTTGTTCTATGGCGAAGCCGAAGATGCATTCTATAAATTTGATGAAGTGTCTAGTTGTAGAATAATAAAGAATGCCTTTCTTCCGTTAGAATTTTATGAAAAGCGTGGAATTAATGTGCCTGATCTTGCAGAAGGCGAGCGCCGCATATTATCCGTGGACGTTGCGCTTATGGCAACAAAGGCTACCAATAACGACGCCACCGCAATAGAAATTAATATTGCAACGCCAAGCAATAATGGTATGGCGTCACACATTGTTTACGTCGAAACTCTTGAGGGTAAGACAACTGATGAAGTTGGTATTATCATTATGAGATATTTTAATCATTACAAATGCACAGATCTTGTGCTTGATACTAACGGACTAGGTCTTGGCGTATACGACTTTATTGCGCGTCAGCAATTTGATGCAGAGACAGGAGAAACCTATGACGCTATGTGTAGTTGCAATGATGTAACTATGGCTGAACGCTGTCATGATCCTAATGCAAATAAATGTGTGTGGACTATTAAGGCGTATGCACAGGAAAACTCGGAAATGGCAACAGCACTTCGTGCGGGAATCCAAACTGGAAATTTGTCATTGCTTATTAACGAGTATGATGCTGAGCAAAGTATCAAAAAGATATCTGGTTATGGTACAATGACGACGGAAGAAAGAGTGAAGTTGCTTATGCCTTATGCACAAACAACCGCTCTTGTTAACGAAATGGTAAATCTTGAGGGTAAGATTATAGACAATAAGGTTAAACTTAAGGAACATTCTGGAATGCGAAAGGATAGATTCTCAAGTCTTGAATATAATTATTATGTCGCTCAGGAAATTGGTAGAGAAAATCAACGCAAAGGAAATCAAGATAAACAAACGTTAGTTGGTCTTCTCGCTTCTTCTATCAGGAAGAGTTCTATTTTAAAGTAATATTAGACAGCATAGGCGTCAAAACTTATGCTGTTTTTTCATGGGTAATTCTCTGCCCGACATGAGAAAGGAAACAAAATACTAAAGAAAGGAACGGGGATTATGGATATAATTACTTATGTGCTGTCGAGAAAATATAC